CGTTCCTTAATTTCCTCTAGCGTTAGTGACATAATCAATCAACTCCTGTAGTGTCTCTATATTATACCATAGTATTCCTTCTTTGTCACACCATTCTGACATGGTCATCTTAGCCCCCTTGCGAATCTTCTTGTTAGGCTGCATCAGTACGAAGACGAGTTCTTGTCCTGCTGGCAGACTATCTCTAATGCTGGTGTACTTCTTGGTGTCTCCGTCTCTGAAGTATCCTTTGCACTCAACAAGGGTACCAGAAGCATTGTGAACAAAGTCAGGACGATAGCTACGCTCAATAGTGTATGGAACTGTGAACGGCCCATAGTCAAAGTCCTTCAGTATCTTGGCAACGTCTTGTTCAAACGTACTTCTAAATTTTGATTTCCGGGACCTTCGGCTCATTGAATACCTCCACTAAATATCTAGGTCCTGTAGAGTATGCAAAGGCACGAACTTCAGGCCAACATTGTTTCTTAAACGAACAGTACGAGCAGCCGGTGTCCAACTTCATGTTACCGCTCTTGCCGTCTTCTTTTGGCCGGTAACAGTTCTTAGGTGGCTCTGGTTGCTGCACCATCTCCTTGATATAGTCTATGCGATCTCCAATGTCATAGCTAATCTTTTCATAGATCGGTGCTTGGGTGTCCTCTTCGTCATACATCAAGTACGTCAGGTGTCCGTTCTGCTTGTCCATTGCAAGCCAACCGAATTTAGTCGCACCTTCTGCATACGCATAGCCCTTAATTTGAGCGACGTATCCAAACGGGTCGTCATAAGCCAAAGAGCCATCCTTGAATTTCTTAAACCCAAACGTCGAAACAGACTTAACATCCGTGACGACACCGTCAATTTTACAGTCCATAGAGCCTGTAATGCCGTTGACTTCACACTTCTTTTGTTCGCAGGTAACTTCATGACCAGACGCCCTCGTTAAAAACAACAGTAGCTCTTCAATCAGGTGACCGTACAGGAACTTAACGTAAGTCGCTGGCTGCATGTCGTCCAGTTTTTCAACGTCGTTATAAACATTCCAAAGGTAACGGTCTTCACGTCCAATGTTTGACATGCGTAGTTTACGAGAGTTGTCTTTTTCCTCTGTAAATTCTTGACGCATCAAACGCTTGACGTTCTCACCAAACGATTCAATACATTCTTCGATGTTGACATCTTCCGGTGTTTCTTTCGTTTCTACCAGCTTATAGATATCGTCTATCAGCGTACGTATAGTTTTCATCTGGTTTCCTTAGTGGGTTTCTGCCCATGTTGTGCCGACTTGATACTCTCCGTCAAGAGGGCATCGGAGTCCAAAGTGAACCCCTGCCGCCTTGAGGCATTCGACTGCAAGCCAGCCAAACTTCTCTGCTTGGTGTTCAGCCACCTCCGACTGTACTTCATCATGAATGTTCCCTATAAACTTATAGTCTATGTTCCACCGCTTTGCATAGTCGTCCAAGATAACCAGCGCCTTTTTCATTACGATTGCGCCAGCTGCTTGGAGCAGAGTATTCAGTGCAGCATGTTCAGATCTAACTCGTAGCCTTCTACCATCAAGTCCTGTGAGATAGCCTCGCTGAGATGCTCTAGCAACCCGTTCTCGTAGACTTTCAAGAGCAGGTGTATTTCTGAGAAATCGCTGCTTAAGATCTGCGCCGTCTCTTGCACTTCCTCCAACGATGCTTCCAATTTTGGCATCTCCAGCCCCGTAGAGGAAAGCGTATATGAAAGTCTTTGCTTGAGGTCTTGTTTCAAGCCCAGCAGCCATTTGGTTTCTTGTGTGAATGTCTTCGGTGAGGAGGACATTGGTAAACTCCTTATCGTCCATGTAATGTGCCAACATTCGTAGCTCAAGGCCACTAGCGTCGAAACCTACTAGCTTCTTCCCAACAGGTACAGTCCAACAGGAGCGACACTCGTGTCCGTAAGGACTGTGGCTTGCTGGGACTTGGGCCATGTTGGGACTCTGGTGGGTCATACGTCCAGTGACTGCGCCGTTGCTAATGACACGCCCATGAACTCTACCGTCTTCCTGCACATGTTCTAGCCATGAGTGGACCTGTGCGTATCTCTTTTGTAGCATCAAGTACTCACTAACAGCCTTGGCTTCTGGAAGGTCAATGCCGTCTAGTACAGCCTCGTCAACGATGGGATTCCCTTTCTCCGTAAGTTTCTCAAAGCGAACACCAAGCGTTGATAACCTTTTCGCAATTTGCTGCCTAGAGCCAACATTAAATACCTCGACTCTATCCTTAAGGCGTTTGCCTGTTTTCTCAGAATATCTCTCATGTACAATCGGAGGAAATTTCGCCTGTAGTTCCTCTTCAATTTCATTCATTCTCTCCTTGAATGTTGCTAAAAGTTCATGCGCTAGTTGCTGGTCCAAGACCCACCCGTTGCGCTCCTGTTGCTGGACAATGTACTGCACCTTGTGTTCCAACTCAATGGACGCAGGGTCAAACCCAGACATGTCTCTGGTCAGGCTTTTGTGCACTGCTTCTGTGACCTCCACGTCACGTATGCAGTAGTCGATCATTTCCTGTGACAACCTAGACCAGTCATCGTGGTCACCCTTTGGGAAGCCTAAGGTTTCACCCCAAGCTCTCAACGAGTGTCCACCCTGTCTGCTTGGGTCAAACAGCCTTGACAGTACCAATGTGTCCACTACGCGCTCAGAGGCCACAGAAAGCCCCCAGAGACGTTTTAGCACAGGGAGGTCATAACCTATTAGGTTGTGCCCACAGACGCTCACAGAGCCTTCTAGAGCCTTACAGAGGGTGTCTGGGGTGGTGTGTACGGTATTTACACCATTTTCCCTAGTCACAACGCACCAGATGGTGTCCGGAGTCAGGCCGTTGGCTTCAAGGTCTAAGTAAATCACTTGACTCAAAAGTCACTCCCTATGTGTGGATTAGCTACCTCAGACAGACGACCAGTAGTTCGGTCATAGGCCAACCAACAGGCAGGTCCAGTCTCTCCGGTGTACCTGTTCTTCAACACTCGAACAGTCGTGGTGTTTCTCACGTCTTCGTTCTCGTGTTGCTGATCCCGTTCCATACCTATGACTATGTCGGACAACTGAGCAATGGCCTGAGACCCCCTGAGTTCACCCAAGGATATTTGAGCACCGTCCTCGTGTGCCTTACCTTGGGATCGCCTGAGGTGTGACACGAGGAACAGACATATGCCTGTCTCTGCCACCAAGGTCCGCAGCTTGGTCATGATCTCGTCTATGGCCTTTCGCTCGTCTCCTGACTCTTGGGAAGAGACGACGATAGACAAGTGGTCCAATATGACGTACCTGCAGTCAAGCGCTTTTGCCATATAGCGAACACGGGCGAGGAGGTTATCCGCTGAAGTTGACCCCCAATGGTCGAATAGGTAGTAACGTCCTGTTCCCAGTGTGGTCTCCCAAAACGGTCGTAGTTGTTCCACAGGCGTGTCCTCTTCCAAGTGTAGGGGCCTGTTTGCCGCCACCGACATGATACCAAGCGTTGTTCGGGCCAGATCTTCCTCAAGCGCCAAGACTCCAATATTGCCTTCGCATCGACGTAAAAGATCGTACTCAATTTCTCTGATAAATTGGGACTTTCCCATACCACTGCCGCTAGTGATCGTGACGAGTTCATAGGGCCTGTGTCCTCTTGTGATGTGATTGAGGCCTTCCCAAGGGTACGGGATGGACTTGACGTTCCTCTTTTCTACAAGCTTGTCCCATGTGTCAGTACCAGCGACGATACCGTCAGGCCTGTAGGTCTTAGCACTCCACCAGTGTTGCGTAAAGTCCTTGACCCTGTTCGCCATGAGCATGTCACTGGCGTCCTTCAGGGGTAGCTTACAGATCTTCAGCTTGTCAGGACTGAAGAGGTCCTTGACTTGTTCTACTGCTTCTTCTCCCGCCTTGTCATTATCAAAGCAGAGGACTACCGTGTCGTAGGACTCAAGCCACTCTAGCTGGGCCTTGATCTCCTTGGCGGCATTGTTAGCGCCCGACCGAAGTGAAACTACGTCCCAAGACTTACCTGACATCTCGTAGATTGCCAAGGCGTCCAGTTCGCCCTCAGTAATCGTTATGTAGGTGTCACGTATGCACTGCTGTTGTCCGAAGAAGCCAACGTTACTTACGTCCCCCATGGACATGAACCCTTTGGTCTTAACCTCGCGTACCTTTGCCGCGCACAGGTCACCAGTGGACAAGTCGTAGTAGGGGTAGTAGTGTTTGTCTATTTCACCTGTGGATGTGTACTCAACGGTGACCCCGTAGCGCCCACAGGTGTCCTGAGATATGCGCCGTTGGGGTATGCTTGAGACCACTCCCTTGAAATTCAAGGGCTTGGCCTTGGGTAATTCTGAGGTCATGCCTTGGTCTCCGAAACCACCGTGAACGTGATGCTTACAGCTAAAGCAGTGTTGACCACCATCACTGTAGATAGCGAGGGCGTCCGAAGAACCACACTCCGGACAACCCTCGTGTCTTAGGAACTTAGAAGTCTGCGGCATCGCCTACGGCAATCTCTGCTTCCTCTAGTACTTTGACCGCCTCAAGGTAGGTCGCTACGCCATGCACTGGGTGAGGCTGACCCAGCTTGTACTTCAGGCGGACTTTGGAGTTGTACGGGACTTCTCCGGAGTAAGGTGTGCCTTCCTCGTCGAAGACTTTGATCTCGTACTTTGACTTGAACTTGCGTTGCTTGTTGCCTTGGTATTCCTTAATCTTGACACCGTTGGCTGCAAGCTCTGCTGCGTCCTCTTCTGACATTGTGATTGTCATGGAGTAGGCTCCAGTTGATTGACCGTTGAATACGTCATGTGCGGTCACGTTACTGAAGTTAACTACGCCTTCGATTGTTGTTGCTGTCATATGGAATAATCTCCGTAAGTCGTAGACTTGCGCCTACGTTAGTCGTCTTATGATTGCGTTATTGCATATCATACTAATATTATACACTACTCTTCACCTTGTGGCAAGTCGTCACTGGCTAAAA